TCCCATATTTTCATTTTAATAGTTCCTATCCACGAGTGTACCTCGGTAGGTGAATGCTTGTGGTACACCACTCGTGTTTTTAATCGTAAGTTCTATTGTACCACTCGACGGGTTGGTGACAGACATAGGGGCATCAATACCATTGTTACCAACAATCCTATAGTTGAACCCAGCAACATGTGCAACATAACATACATATTCATCACCACTGATTTTCAAACTTAAATCTAGGTTGTCTTCGTAAAGACCATGAGTGATTACGACAGTTGTGGACAATCCCGCTCCTATTACCGGTGTTATGTCGTCAAAATTATGTTTGTGGGTTGTCAAAATGAGATTCACGTCTCCCGAATTGTCTATTATTAATTCAACATAATTACCCGAGACTATTTCAGCACCTTTTAATGTTAATCCTTTGAACTTTATAAAACGCACACCCAATCCTACAACATTTATTGTCGAATTCGCAACACTATCAAATGTTGCTCTAAACCTAATAACCATACCTTCAAAGTACGAGGATGGTGTTTGTTGGTCAGATGCATTGTTAATTATATAATTAAGTGATGAAACACTATCATCTGTATAATTAAACGCACGACCTGATGCTAATTCAACAATGGATTGTAGATATTGCGACGCACCCAATTTATCGGGCGTTCCCGATGGTACAATTCCTGAGTATTTCAATAATGCCTGTTGAAATCCGAAAATGTCGTTGAGTAAAGCGGCCACAAGGGGTGTACCTAAACCATCGCCAGGTGCTGTAATATTTTGCGCTTTACCATATGGATATTCTAAAGGAACAGAGTTATCGATTTTACCAACAAATTCAGTTGACGGGTTGATAGACATTATGTGTACTCCACGATTAATCCCAACCACTGTTGTGTTGGGCAAATTTTCAAACAAAGGGTTTCGAATTCTTCACGCCGTTTCGGGTCAACCGTGGCTACATCGCCAAACGCAATACCACCAATGTATAAAAAATACGGCCATGTTGCAGAATCCACGGGTACTGAATTGGTCAAATCAATTGCATTAACGAGTGCATAACCGATAGGATCATTCGTTTCACCACATTCGGCAAGTGCTTCACCACATTCTGCGAGTAGTTCACCGCATTCATTCAGATATGTAATACTAGTCAAACTTTGACGCAACACAACCAATGGATTGCGTGGTGTTGCCGCCGCACTGATACCGATAACCGCTTCAGTCCCAGGCACCCACCACTCATGTACGTACACATCGAAACCCGCATCGCGCAACGTATCTTCGATGTATCGCGGATCTTGACCGCCCAACGCTGACCACACAGCCTCTAATCGATCACGGCGTTCCTGTGTGGTTAAACCCACATCGGGTAATGCCCATTGATTATCCCACAAATCGAGTTGGTTCGTTAATTGTGGATCACGATCATCAAATATACCGTCGTAAAACGTTTTGACATCCGAACCTAATCCCGATAAACCTTCGAAAAATTCGCGCAATTGTTTGTCGATAGTCAATCGCCATGCTTTCGCATTTGGTAATAAATGTTGAAATATTCTAAAAAACATTTATACGAAACTCACTGAATCAGCTTTCGCTTTTTCACCAATACCAAGTGTGCGGGTCGTAACTGGTACCGCTGATTCTTCAACATCGAAACTAGTAAATACACCACCTGCAGCACTCACAATGTCGTCAATCACACCACCCACACCGGTTGCTGTGATCCGATCTAGTCGCGGTAAAACAGATAAACCAGCAATGAACGGTTCGCGTGCTAAGAAATATTCTTCAACAGCGGTCGTGATATCCGCCTGAACTTGTGACAAATTATCAACAACCAATGTGGTCACGATTACATCAAATCCGGTACGTGTGATTGCAAATGAATTCGCTAACGCGTTTGCAGGTCGTCGACTAGCCAAACCAGTATCATCGAGTTCAATCGAATCTAACACCGCTTGTAATTGTGGTGCTGTGGGGATTCCATCGGGACTACCTGAACTTGCGACCGTGGCTTCGACATAAACATCAACTTGACCAGGGTTTGTACTCGTATACGGGTAAACATTGATAATACCTTCGACTTCTTCACCCCATATTTCATAATCGGAATATGCACCACCCTGTGGTCGTTTCTGAAACCTATCAATAATACGTTGTCGATATACGTCGGTCGCTTCAGCGTTAGCACCTGTGACAACCTGTGATGTGACAACAGCATTACGCGACACGTTTGGTAACGGATTCGCAAATGAAACCACGTCGCTGACATTCAAGTTACCGATTGCACCCGCTCCACCGCCGTCTGTTTGATCTGACACGGCTTTGATTGTTGCTGACACGGTTGCAGCACTTAACGCCACGATAACTGTTGTGATGTACGTCACGCCGTTGTCAGTGTTGACCAGTTGTGTACCTGCAGGTAATGAACCGACTTGATTCTCGACCGTGATGTCAATCGCAAGTTCTGCGTTTGTGGCCGATGTAGGATCGCCAACACCAACGAGCCGACCCCATTGTTTTAATGGGTTTACGATCACGCCATTGACTACAGTATTTTTATCACTGGCAGTCTGTACGAACATTTGCAGGAATGTGAAACCGCCGTATTTATACAACAGGATAAACACACCAGCCAATACTTTCGCCAATACTCGCATGAATGATTTTGGTAATAACGGGATTGATTGATTCAGTGACGATTCGAGTTGTGAAACAATGTTCGCACTGATATCACTTGTGGTCGGTGTTGTTAAACTCATGTGATGATTTTCCAATTTTCAACAAATTCGAATTCTGATTCGTCACCTTGAACCGTAATTGTGACAACTATTTTAATTCTATTTAATGCCGGTATACTTATGGTCACAGTGGTCAATGATGCGATTTTCTTATCGATGAACCATGCAATATCGCGATCAACAGCGTCTTTGATCCTGATCAAGTTGCCCGACGTGGCTGGTATCGATTTCAATAATTCCTGTGTTTCACTGCGGTATTGATCGGCTGTGTCGAGTTCATCGATATTACCCCACCAGTTTGAACCGTCTTCATTGCCACCAAACAACGACAAATATGTAGCGGTTTCAAGACCACCTGACATTTCAACCAAACCATTCACAACGGTGATATCACCATTGTCGTTTGTCTGGAATAATTTAATGTCGCCTTGTTGCATTATATTAGTGGTCCTACTGGTGATATTGATCCTACTGGTGCCGTTGGTGAACCGACATGTATATGTGCAACCACTTCTGAACTTGTTGGACCCGCTTTAAGTGATACTGTAGCATCAACTGTCTTACTCGTGACGCTGGTGATGCCTTCAATATTTTCACCTTCAATATCACCAGTGGTTGTAATATTACCATTTGAGTCTATCGTCACACCATTGATATTGAAAGTTCCGTCAACTGCTAAATTCATCGAACCGTTTGCATTCGAGAACACGACAGACCCATCATTTTTAAGATGCATACTCGCTTTAATCGAACCATCTGCAGGATCACGCGCATATACTCGTTTTTCACCTTCTAACGCCACGGGTGCATTGATCGGGTCAATATATCCCACAATGACACCACCACCACTACGCGGAACGTCAACGACTATTACATAATCAGTCGTCAACGGGAATGAATCATCACCAGGTGATGAAAAATGTTCACCAGTACCATTCGCACCACCACCTGTATCGAACTTAACGTCGCTTACTTTCGCATCACGTCGTGTCACTCGAAGAAATGATAATACTTTCGCTATTCGTCCCACGGCAACACCTTTGGTATTTCCCCGCTGAATGCTTCGGGAAATGTCAAATTCAACACGGCGATTTCAGATTTACTATCACGATCAAATGTAACTGATCTAATGATAAACTCATATTCATTATAGACCATTGCGTCGGGTGCAATCAATTTCACCGTTTTACCAGGTTTCCATAGGTTCCCCAATGGGTCACGCCATGTCGTAAGCTGTAACGAATAACCCGCGATATCACCGAACATTCGACCGATTTTCGCTTCAACTGTGGTTTTAACATCAGCACTTGAAGTATCATTCACGACAAAATTAAATGGTCTAATCGAACCGTCCATGTGCGGGTTTTTAACAGTGAATTGTGAACCACCTATTCCGACGATGGTAGTTTCCAAACCGGTCACATGACTGTAATACTTTTGAGGATTGAACGTCGGTGTGACTGACAATACAGGTGTTGCGCCTTGTCGCAGTATAGCCACAGGGGGTGTAATCGTTACTGGTCGCAAAAATAACAGTTTGCCCGCCGATGTACTCGATACAATCAAATTACGTTGTTTTGCCAATTTAATCAAAAATTTCAGAATCGTTTCATCTGGTTTCAATGCAACACGGTCGAATATTGCACCTTGATCATCTTGGAATTCGACATCAATTCCAAAAGTACCCGCGAGTGTTGTTGCAATTTCGATCAGTCCTTGATTATCGAATTCCAATTTGTTCGATTCACCAGCGAATGCACTTGCAGGAATCGTACAGTCACCAAGTACACCAGGCAACGAATACCCGTTGACCTCAATCGTTTTACGTGCGGCTTCAATATTTGGATTAACACCCACCATTGTACCGGTGAATAATGGATCACCACCCACTGTGATCACAATGTCGTTATATGAAAACGGTCTGAATGTTTTCTTGAACCCGGGTGATTCTGAATCGAACGGTGCGCCGAAATTAATTGTTGATAATGAATCTAATGTTTGAGTAACACTCACTCGATCCCAATATCGAAAACGATTTCCATTAATCAACATCGCAACTTCGTTTTGATTATCGGCGGTTGTACGTTGTCGAATATTTGAAGGTGCTTTCGGGATCGTTGGAATTGTCAGAACAGTACCGGCGACAAGCGGTTCCGATGATCCTGGGTTTGATTGCGCTATTCGACCGACTTCGGTTTCCGTTCCGTATTGCTTACGTGCAATACTGTCGAACGTATCACCATCAACGATTTTATATATAATAGGCAACTGAACGACCCCTTGGAATTTCTAAAATTTCAGAACCACTGAGGTCGTTCGAGTTTATGAAAAAATCCAATTGATTATCGATACTACCATAAAATTCTGCGACTAAATCCACAGGGGTGCGTGCGCGATCTAACACGACGATTCGTTCCTGCTTCAATGTGAACGATATCTGAACGAGAAAACCCGCCGTTAGCGCGACCGCTTCTTGTAATTGCTGATACGCACTTCCTGTATCGATTTCGGTTACTGATAACGCGTTGAAATTATTATCACGCCATGTTTGAACTGCTTCGAATTGATCGAGAATCGTTTCAGCCGCTTCTAATGCTTCGGTTTTGGTATTAAATTGATTATTAACAACAGATACAATCGAACCAGTGATTGATGTGGATGCGAATACATCTTTTGCATGAAAATCATTTGCATCAGTGGATATTGCATCATCACCCGTAATGAATGAATCCGCTAAATTACGATACGCATCTAATCGGGCGCGAATACTGGTCAATGCACGCGCAGGTGCTTGAATCATGATCGCAGTTTGAAACGCCAGTGTGAGCGGTTGTCCGATTAATAAATCCATTCCTTGAGTGATTGAATTATTAACGGTGTCAAATTGTTTCTGAACGTCTTCTTGCGTATCGGCAACCGCACCAAGGCCACTTTTGACCGATGCGGTAAAGCCTGTGTATTTATTTTTTAAACTGGATTGTTCGGTCGCAGTTTCTAAACTGGTGACATTTTCGAATTCGCTTGCTGATGCTGCATTGTATTCGTCAACTGATCCCAATATCGAACTAGCCGGATCAGTTTGGGAAACTGGATAATTGACACCGATGGTTTCCCAAAAAACAACCTCAATAATGGATTGATTCGCGGCGGTTTTTAATTGATCGTTGCGGGTGATTGTTCCGAATGGCACTACATCCACAGTGCCGTAAATCGGGTGTTCTAATTTACCGACACCACGTTCGATAAGTGCCGCGTCGAAATCATCGGCATCAGTATCATGATCGTCACCCCAAAATATAATACGAAGGGGGTATTTGCGTCCCGAAT